ATTATTGATACAGTAAACTTTACTTCCATTTCCACTGATGATGAAACACAGGCTGCAATTCAGAAGAAAGTGAACGCTCAACAGGAGCTTGAACTTGCTAACATTGAAGCTAAAACAGCAAAAGTACAAGCTGATAAAGATAAAGAAGTTGCACTGATTGCTGCTGAACAGGAAAAGGAGAAAGCATCTATCCAAGCGGAACAGGCCAAAATTGATGCAGAAGGTAAAGCTGAAGCTATTAAGATTAAAGCAGAAGCTGAAGCAGAAGCAAATAGAAAAATCGCAGAATCTCTTACTCCCGAACTGATTGAAAAACAGAAAATTGATAAATGGAATGGTGAAGTACCAAAGATTCAAGGAGGTAACACTTCTACAATCGTAGATACAAGAGATATGACAGCTGATGAGAATGCTGAATAATAAGTAAACCAGTCAAGAGAGCCACATGAGAGCCAGACTAAATCCTAAAAAGAAAGGAGGTCTGGCTCTATTTTTATGGGAAAAATTACAGAAGGCTCGCTCGAATGGTATCGGACAGTCCTAAATCAGATTATCAGTAGTGACATGACAATCTATCAAAATCAAAAAGATTGCCTTGATTTGCTCTTAAATATGAATATTGACCTTCATTTCAACGAGAATCAAGAAGCACGGAAAATGGCTATGAAAGTAAGTCAATACTCACATAACATAGCAGAGAAGTGTGCTGCATTAACTGGAAGTGGTAATTTTGACGATATCTATTGGCAGTATTTGCTACTGGAAGCACCACATTTATTTGAAAGTTACTTGCTTTATATGGAGAAAAATAGACCGGACAGCAAGAAATTTTATATTCCACGAAAAAAAACACTACATGTGGTAGCCAAAGACCTACAAGATTTGGAAGAAAGAAAGATAGAGTTTTACGGCTTATCACTCCCAAGCCGTGTTGGAAAATCTACTATGTGTATTTTCTTTATGTCATGGATAATGGGTAAAAGACCAAATAGCCATAGTGCCATGGGTGGTCATTCTGGAAAACTGGCAAAAGGATTTTACGGAGAACTTCTTAATCTCATTAATACACAGGAATATAACTACAGTGAAATTTTTCCACAGTCGAAACTTCAAAAACAGAGTGCTGATGATTTTGAAATAAACCTGGACAAACCAGATAGATTTGCAACAATGACTTGCCGTGGTATTGAAGGAACTTGGACAGGTGCCGTTGATATTTCTTCTGATGGGTATTTGTACGTGGATGACCTTGTAAGAGATAGACAACATTCATTAAGTCCTACCCGACTAGAAAATACATATCAAGAATATCTGAATAAGATGGTTGACCGTAAGATTGATGGCGCAAGGGAGCTTATGGTTGGAACTAGATGGAATTTATACGACCCTCTCGGAAAAATCGAGAAGCTAAATCATGACAATCCAATGTATCGGTTTAGAAAAATTCCAGCTTTGAATGATGAGGGGAAATCGAATTTCGATTATGAGTATGGCGTTGGATTTTCAACAAAATATTATGTCGATATGAAAGCTAGGTTAGACGCTAACGAATGGGAAGCCAAATATCAGCAAAAGCCCTTCTTACGTGAAGGAATTGTGTTTGCAGCTGACGAATTAAGATATTATAACGGCGTTCTTCCAGAAGGTGGATTTGTTAAAAATGTTTCTGCCTGTGATGTTGCGTGGGGTGGTGGTGATAGCTTATCAATGCCAGTGGGCGCAGAATACGAAAATGGAGATGTGTATATTTATGACTGGATTTTCAGCACGGCACCAAAAGAAGGAACATTGCCATTAGTTGTTGGAAGAATCATGGGTAATAATATTCAATCCATTAATTTTGAAGCGAATAATGGTGGAGATATGTATGCCTATTATGTAAATGAACGGTTGAAGGAACATAAATACGCTTGCAGCACGACAAGTACAAAAGCGCCTTCAAAACAAGCAAAAAAAGAAAAAATAAATCAGTATTCCGGGGATGTTAAGCAGAATTTCATATTTTTGGCTCCAAAATATCAAGGCAAGCAATATCAAAAGGCTATGGATGAATTAACGACCTTTGTATATATTGGCGATAATGAGCATGATGACGCCGCAGATGGAGTTACACAGCTTGCAATAACACTTGCTGGAAAAAGATTTGCAGAAGTAAAAGCAACCAAAAATTTTATGTGGGGAAGGAGATAGAATATGATGACTGCAACTCAATATTTACGCCAGATTGAAAATTATGATAACAGAATCAAAAACAAGCTTATCGAAGAAGAACAGCTCAGTTCTCTTTCCACAAGTGTATCTGCAATTCCTGTTGGAGAAAAGGTACAAACTTCTGTAAAACGTGATCCGATGGGAGATATGGTTGCAAAGATATTTGATCTGCGAGAAGAGATTTCAAAAATGATATCCGAATTTTTACAAAAAAAACAGGAAATAGTCCGAACCATAGAACAGGTTGAAGACCCGTTGCTGTACAACATACTATTTAAGCATTATGTTGAGTACAAATCATTGGTTCGTATTGCAGATGAGATGGGATATTCTGAAATACATATTAAGAAAAAACACTTAAAAGCTTTGGCAGAAGTAAAAAAGATAAAAGGTTTTGAAAGATGATACCGAAGTATACTGAATGATACCACCAATATGTGTAAAATATAAAGTAGAGTATTGGATTGAAATATCCATTGCTTTTTATTTTGTAGAAAGGATGGTTCGGCTCGTGAGAAATACAATGAATTTTGTGGATTTATGCCGAGGTGAGTTCGGGAGAAAAGTAGCCTACACAGGCGTTGACCGAATCACTCCACAAAATGTAGTAAAGGTAGTATCTGATACTATTGGCATACATAATAGAAATCGAACATTGATTGATTACTTGTATCGGTACATGAAAGGCGATCAGCCGATATTATACCGAAACAAAATAGTCCGTCCAGAAGTTAATAACAGAGTGGTTGAAAACCACGCATTTGAAACTGTGAAATTTAAAGCTGGACAGATTTGCGGGGAGCCAATCCAATATGTATGTAAAAAGAAAAATGCAGACGAAAAAATAAATGAGCAAGTTGACCTTCTGAATGATTATCTGGATGAAGCCAATGCAGATGCAAGAAACATCCAAAGGGCAATATACCAGAGCGCAACAGGAACTTCCTATAAGGCTATTCTGAAAGAAGAGGACTGGACAAAAAACGGAGATTTACCACCGTTTAGAATCTTCATTCCGTATCCAGGTGATTGTTACATTGTATACTCACAGAGAAATGGGAAACCAATGCTTTCCGTGCAGATTTTAAAAGATGAAGATGAACAGCAATATTATTTGTGCTATTCAAAGAACCAGTTTTTTGAAATCAAGAATGGAAAAGTAACTAACTACGGCATCAATGGTTTTGGCGGGATTCCTATTGTTGAATGCCCGAATAATCACGACAGACTTTCAGATGTTGAAATTGCAATTACCTTATTTGATGCAATCAACAAATATCAGTCTGATAGATTAAATGGTGTGGAACAGTTTGTACAAGCCTTTATGAAATTTAAAAACTGCGAGGTAGACGAAAACGAGTTTTTGAAAATGGTAAAACTTGGTGCTATCTCTGTTAAAGACACTGGAAATGACTGTCAGTCGGATGTTGAACTTATGACCGCTGAACTGAATCAATCAGAGAGCCAGGTTGCAAAGGATGATATCTACAATAATATGCTGATTGTGGAAGCAATGCCAAACCGCCAAAGCAATAGCGGAGGAGATACAGGAAATGCCGTATACCTTCGCAATGGATGGGATTTCGCAGAGAGAGATGCAAAATTGGTAGAAGCATTCACCAAGGAAGCTGAAAAGGAATCTGCCAGAATTATTCTGAATATTATCCGTGGTACATCAAATGATGTTAATATCTCAACCAGAGATTTTGATGTAAAGATAACCAGAAACCCAACAGACAATATGCTTGTAAAAGCACAGGCTCTTGATTATCTGTTCAAAAATAAAATTCATCCGCTTATTGCGCTGATCACCTGTGGGCTATTTAGTGATCCACAAAAAGTTTACGAAATGAGCCTTCCTTATCTTGGAACAATTTATCCAGAACTGGCAGACCCGGAAGAGGAAATGAAGAAAGCACAGCAATTACTTGACGGAAAGTTTCAAAATCCGTCCAAAACAGAACCAATGGCAAATTCTACATCTAACGAAGAATGAACCAAATTTCGATTATTTAAGGAGTTTTAGAGAAATCTAAGGCTTCTTTTTTAATACCCAAAATCAAATAAATTGCAACAGCCCGTGAGCGTAAATCGGGTACAGACCATGTGCGGAGCGAACCGTGTTGAAAAAGCGTATTGGACTGGAAGAAAGGAGATTTCAATGACAAGAGAACAGGCAAAACAGGCACTTATCGGTATGGGAGTTGCAGAACCTTCCGAGGAACAGGTTTCTAAGCTTCTTGATTCTATTTCTGCTGAAACTAAGAAAGAGAAAGACAAAAATGTTTCTCTGAAGGAAAAAGCTGAAAAAGCAGATTCCCTGGAAAAAGAGTTGGAAGAGTTGAAAAAGCAGAACATGACCGAAGCAGAACGGCTAGAAGCTGAACGCAAGAAAGAAAAGGAAGCAGTGGATAAGGAGTTAGCTGATTTGAAAGCTGCGCTTGCAGAATCCAACAAAAAAGCCCTTACCAGTGAAATTACTTCTATGTTCGCAAATGCAGGACTTTCAACCGAAACATACGCGAGTGCTATTAAAGCATACGCATCTGCACCGTATGAGAAACCAGAAGATGTAATGAAAGAAGTCGAAACTTTTGTTAAGGGAGTTTCCGAAGCAAATAAAACAGCACTCGATACCGCAAAGGCAGCTTGGGAGAAAGAAGCATTAGAAAACACTCCGAATCCGGGTGGTGGTAGCGGCGGCAAACCTACAGTGAAAAGCGATGCTGCTGAATTTGCAAAAGCTTACTCAGCAAAAATGAACCAGGAAACTAAATCAGCGGACGATAACGCCCCTGTAAATATTTAAGTAAAGGAGATATAAATAATGGCTTTTATGAAAACAGAGCAGTATGAGTCCACTCCAAATATTCTCGAATCCGAGGTCGGACTTGTACTTAAAACCTACACAGCAGACCAGACAAATGCTGAAACAGTTGGAACTAAGAAAATTATTAAAGCAGGTTCCGTATATCCAACAAATGCGACAGGCGCAATCGGCATTGTATTTGAAGATGTTGATATGACAGATGATACCAAGAGACCAATTTCCGTGATTGTCGCAGGACGTGTTCTCGAAAAGAGACTTCCAGTAACAGTTGACACTACTGCAAAAACAGAGCTTGAAAAAACCGGAATTGTTTTTGTAGTCACAGAAGACCCAGCATTTTAAGGAGGTATGACAAATGCCATTTAATGTATTAGAAACAATCACAGAGGAAGAGAGACTTAATTTCTCCCAGAGTTTTGATGTAAAAAGACCTGGCATCCTTGGTACCATTTTCCCAGATACAAAAACACAGTATCTGAAAGCAGAGTATTACAGACTTATGGCTGGACAGCGACTGCCAGAGGTAGCTTTTGTTCATGCACTTGATACTGAAGCAGAAATCGGTTCCAGACCTGGATTTGAAAAGGTATTGACCGAGAAACTTTTCATCAAGAGAAAAATCAATCAGTCTGAGCGATTACAGCAAGCAATCGAAAATGGTGTTCCAGATGACAATAATCTCAAAAAATTTGTATTTGACGATGCAGCCAATCTTTTTGAGGGCGTAGTCGCAAGAGCGAATGTAATGAAAGGCCAGTTCCTTTCCACTGGTATTGTAAAAATTAAGGAAAATCATGTGGATATGAGCATTGATTACGGCGTTACATCTGATGCAAAAGTAACACTTACTGATTGGTCTAAGCCAGACGCAGATATCATGGGCGATATCTCAAAGATGGTAGCCATTGCAGAAGATAACGGATATGTGGTAAACAAAGCTCTTACTTCTCTCAAGATGATTAATTACATGCGGAACAATACTGCAATGCAGACCGCAGTTCTTGGAGCTGCAAACAAACGTCTTCTGACAAAACAGGAGCTTACAAATCTGCTTATGCAGGAGTACGGATTCACAATTGATCGTTGTGATGAAAAATATCGTTACAGAAAAGCAGACGGAACTTTGAAAACAGGAAGATACTTCAAAGAAGATGTGTTTACTTTGTATGAAGCAAATGCGAATGGTTCCTTTGGTTCCGGCCTTTGGGGCGTAACTCCAGAAGAGCTTGAATACAGACAGTTTATCCAGGAAGAGAATCGTTCCTTTGTTACTCTTTCCATGTGGGCTACACCAGACCCAGTTGCAGTATGGACAAAAGCATCCGGTATGTTTGTTCCTGTTGCACCAAAAGCTAACGGCGGTATCGTAATCGGTACCAAGGCGGGGGAATAACCGGGCATAGTCTCGATGAAAACAGCCAGTCACCATCTGTAGCAAGTGTTTACAATGAATCAATACATAAGTATACAGAAAGCGAGTTGTCTAATATGACTGTATCTCAGTTAAGACAGCTCGCAAGTGATAACGGCTATGCCCTGACAGCAACTAATAAGGCTGGAATAATATCAGAGATTTTATCTCAGCAAAGGTAGGTGATTAAATGGACGAACAGCTTATAGAGGATTTGACAAATTATCTTGAAGATGATGCAGAAACTGCGAGGATGATTCCTCTTTCGGCAAAGAGGGCTATTCGTTCATTTAAGAAAAAAAGGAATTATCCTTCATCTTACAGTGATGAAAAAATAAATTCCGATATGGAAAACTGCTATGATTGCATATTTGATTTGGCTCTTTTCTTTCTGGTGAAACAGGGAGCTGAATTCCAAGGATCACATTCCGAATCTTCTGTAAACAGAAATTGGACTTCCGAAACTGAAATTTATGTAAATCATGGTGTTTTTCCATTTATCGGATTCTAAGATGGTGTGTGCGTGATACGTCAATCCTCCCACGTATCGCAGGGGTGCTTCAAATTAGGTGGGTAGAAGCAATATCTAAAAAATGGGAGTGATGGAAAGGAATAGCGATGGGATGTGAACACGAGTGTATCAACGAACACCGCTTGCAAGAATTGGAAAGTGCCGTCCATGAGATGAAAGAAAAGCATTCCAAAAGGGATGAAGGCTTTTTTAATCGTATCAATGCGCTAGAACAGAAAATTGCTTTATACAACAACGATCTGGGACACATCAAAGATACAGTTGACGAAATGAACGACAATTTAAAAGCACTCATGGAAAAGCCAGGAAAATTACAGGACAAAATTATTGCTTATGTCATAACTGGCATAATCGGTATTGTTTTAGGCTTTGCCCTTAAAGGCATTTTCCCGGTGTAATATTGATTCCACTAACAGGGAGGACGGTGGAATGGATAATTATAAAGACTTTTCGGAAGATGAAAGAATCTTCTATTTGCGTGAAGCTGGATTTGATTCCAGAGAAAAAGAGTTATTCCGGTTGCGTGTCTACGAAGAAAAAACACTTGCAGAATCTTCAGAAATCATGGGCTACAGCCCAAGAACCGTAGACCGCATAAACAGAAAATTAAAGAAGAAAATTATGAAAGTTGCCCCGATGTATTGTCGGGGCTTTTCTTTGTATTAATAGAAAATGGCGTATTTATGGCGTTATCATGGCGTGTTAATCAACCTCTTATTATTGTAAAATATAGTTATAAAAACAAGGGAGGTTTGAGATATGCAGTATGGTAATCCGTATTTTGCACAACCATTTCAACAAATACAGCCGTATCAAGATAGATTAGCACAATTGCAGAATAGTTATCAGCAGGCAATGCCATACGGACAGGCACAGATTCAGCAGCCAATACAACAAATGCCACAAGTACCACAAATCCCCATGTTACAAGGACAGATGGTTGATGGAATTGATACTGTAAAGGCAAAAGATGTAGATATGTCCGGGAATCCTGTTTATTATCCAAAAACTGACGGTACAGAAGTTTACCGAAAACAGTTACAGGCAGATGGCAGAAGCCGAATTTTCACTTACAGACTTGTAAATGAAGGAGAACAACCAGAAAGCAATAACACAAATCAAGTTGATATTGTTTCGCTGATTAACCAACTTCGTGATGATGTTCATGCTGAAATTTCTGAAATTAAAGAATTATTGCCAATACAATCTGAACCGCCCAAGACACAGAAGGGAGGTAATCAGAGATGAATTTCAACCCAAATACAATAATGAAACAAAAAATTCAGAAAATGATTTCTCAAAGGTTCGGAAGTGTTGATAACATGATGAACGATATGAGTAAATTTGCTGGAAATAATCCAACATTAAAAAATGCTCTGGATTTATACAAACATGGCGATACAGAACAACTACACCAAGTTCAGCAAAATATATTTAAAGAAAAGAATTTTTCTCCTGAAGGAATTTTAGAAAAATTTTTAGGGATGAAATAACTTCCCCATAATTGGGTGATTTAGAATCGCTACAATTTGGGATGACAGCCGCGGATGTCTCCTATTGTAAATAAAATTTAAGGAGACTAAAAACATGATGAATGGTTCAAATTATAGTCTTAGCGACATTGCAGCCGCTACAGGCTCTAATAACCGTGCAAATGACATGTGGGGCGGCGATGGTTTTTCCCTTATCTGGCTTGTCCTTATTTTCGCAATCTTCGGCTGGGGCGGTTTCGGCGGCTTTGGCGGCTGGGGCGGCAATGGCGGAAACGGTACAAATGGTGCAGGTTTCCAAGGATGGGCTACCCGTTCAGATATCAATGAGAGCTTTGCTCTGAATGATATTCAGAATGGCATTAGAGGTGTTCAGCAGGGTATTTGTGACAGTACATATGCGCTTAACAATACCATGCAGAGCGGCTTCAACGGCGTGAACGTTGGAATGCTTCAAGGTTTCAATGGCGTTCAGCAGGCAATCAATGCTGATACTGTAGCCGGTATGCAGAATACCAATGCATTACAGTCTCAGTTAGCAAATTGTTGCTGCGAAACAAGAGAAGCCATCCAGGGCATCAACTATAACCTGGCTACCAACACTTGTGCATTGCAGAACACAATGAACAATAACACCAGAGACCTTCTGGAAAATCAGAACAGCAACACTCGTGCGCTGTTAGACTTTTTAACACAGGATAAGATTGCAACATTACAGGCAGAGAATTCTGATCTGAAACGTGCTGCATCCCAGGATCGCCAGTCTGCATTGCTCA